AAGCACTTCGTGTACAGTGTGTACTTAAAGGTATCTGCACAAACGAAGAATGGGATGAATTCAAAGAATCTATTCATTATGACTTCATACAGGACAACAACTTCACTGAGTTGAAGGAAGCCGAACTGATGAAAGAAAGACTTGCTCTTTTGCAACAAGTTGATCCATATACAGGAAGATATTACTCTCAAGCTTGGATTCAACGCAATGTTCTCCGCATGACTGATGATGAAATCAATGAAATGGAGAAAGAGATTGATAAGGAAAAGAGTGATGGTCTAGGACTGCCAACTGATGTTACCACAAGTGTTGCACAACAACAAATGATGGGTGACATACAGGGAGACCAGCAGATTGACCTGATGAAGGCACAAATGAAGTTGCAGGCACAAATGGCACCGGCCGAATCTGCGTCGGCCGAAACACAAAGCAAACCTTCCAAGTCGGAACCAAAGTCAGAAAAGAAGAAGACTTCAAGCAGCAAAAGTGAACTGCCAAATAAAATAAATTATCCTGACGTTCAACTAGAGAACGAAACAACATTTGACAAACTAAAGAAAATACTATAAATAATCCTATTTGGAGATAACAAATGTCTAATACACGAGCAATTATTGATCATGCCATGGAAGACAATGGAAATGAAGTGCGTAATGCATTGTATTCCGAAATCCATGACAGAGTTATGTCACACATCGAAGCCAAGAAAATGGAACTGGCTGGTGGCCTGATCACCACAGAAGAGAAGTCTTGCGACATGGATGATATGGACGACAAGATGAAGAAGGCAGAGAAAAAGGTCAAGAAATTGAAGGAAGAACTCGCAATCATGGAAGCAGCAATGTGTGACATGGATGACGATGAAAAAGAAGATGATGAAGACTACAAAGAAAAGAAAAAGAAACTGAAGAAAGCAAAGAAGAAGTTGAAGAAACTTAAAGAGTCTGTTGCCATCATGGAATCCGAAGGTGTTGATGGTGAAGGTGAATGGGAAGCTGATCCAGAAAACGAAGAAGACCTAGAAGACGAAGAAGAAAACTAATGAAATCTTTCACAGAGTTCAGGTCAATGATGGTGGAGTCCAGGAAAGATACCCTGGATCCACCCAACATCTTGATCATGAAAAGAAAGTCCATTAGGCAGTATCCCAATGGTCAAAGAGTTGCATTATACTTTGTGGATAAAATCAATAAATATGTAACCGTACCATATACAGCATCTCAATGGAGTTCTTCTCCGGCTGTTGAAGAAGAAACAGGAAAATAAAAAATGGCAAATCAATTTACCTATCAAGTACTGAAAGACACCAATCAGAAGGCGGTAATTAAACTTACTGGTTTCTTTGATGGTGCATCTGGTGATGAATCCAATACAGCCAGAATACAAGCAAACACTTTGTATGGTGCTTTAGATGCAAATAATGTACCACTTAGAAGTTCTTTGAGTGTCAGTAACACCGCTCAATCATACTATGCGTTGTCAGTAGAAAAGATTTGGTTCGAAGCTAATTTCTCCGGAACAGGTCATGCAAGATTATTCTGGAATGCAACCACACCAAAGACTATTATTGGTGTCACCGGACAAGGTGTTGGTGTATACAATGACAATGGCAACTGGATCACAATTCCAAACAATGCAGCTGGTACAGCTGGTTGCACAGGAGATATTGGTATTCAAACTTTTGGTGTTACTGCAAACGCAACTTATAACATCATTATGGAATTGCGTAAGGACAACGGTTACTATGATCGCGGACAATTTGAAGATCCTGCGGCATTCAACTTTGGCAATTATAGTCTAAAACCATAATGAAAAAACTGATTAAAAATATTCTCTCTGAAAACTACACGAAAGCAGGAGAAATTTTTAACAAAAAAATGGACGAGATGATCGAGGAAAAACTTGATCATCTTTACCAGATTGTTGCCAATGAAATGTTCGACCAATTGGAAGAATCACACAATGTGCAAAGGGTCGGTCGAGTTAAGTTTATAAGGGCAAGAATCAGACAGGGTAAGATCCAGAGAAAAAAGAAAGTTTCCAATGTTGCGGGATACACCATGCGTCAAGGACATATGGTGAGAATGTCCTCACAAGAAAGACAGCATAGAAAGTTGGCGGCAAGACGATCTAAAGGACAACGGAAAGCACACCTTCGTCAAGCACTCATAAAAAGAAGAATTTCTCTAAGAAAAAGAAGAGCAAACGTATGAAACTCATTAAAGAAATCACAGAGTCGGTAAATTACCTCCTTGAAGAGGGTGCCGATGGAAAAAGGTCACTTTTCATTGAAGGTCCTTTTTTGGTGTCAGAAAGAACCAACAGAAATGGTCGCATGTACAAAGAAGAGACCATGCGTAAAGAAGTTGGACGTTACACCGAACAATACATAAATAAAAACCGTGCCTTCGGGGAATTGGGACATCCAGATACCCCATCAATCAATCTAGATAGAGTCTCACATTTAATCGTGTCTCTCCGTCAAGAAGGTAATGATTGGATAGGCAAAGCTAAAATTCTTGATACACCTATGGGTAACATTGCAAGAAACCTTATCGAAGGAGGAGCTCAATTGGGAGTTTCATCTAGAGGTATGGGTTCACTTAAAAGTGTTAATGGTATTAACATTGTTCAAGATGACTTCTATCTGGCCACAGCGGCGGATATTGTAGCAGACCCTTCTGCTCCTGGCGCTTTTGTGCAAGGAATTATGGAAGGAAAAGAATGGATGTTGGTAGACGGCGTTTGGACAGAAATGCATTACGATCAGGCCCGAAAAGAAATTAAACAGGCATCTAGATCCGAAATTGAAGCAGTTAGTCTAAAAATCTTCGAAAACTTCATTAGAAAACTATAAAATATAAATATCCAATATAAAATCAAGGAGATTTTCAAAAATGGGAAAATTTAATCTATCCGAAGCCGCAAAGGAAATCTTAGATGCAAATGTTGCTTCTAAGAAGAGTGGTCAGCAAAGCGGAGTCGGCGACACCAAACTCGACACATCTGTTGCATACGGACAAAAGGACGTAGGTAAAGTTGGTGATACACCTGACAAGTTGGATGATGCTAACCCCGATTACACCAAGGGCACACCATCTGCAACTCCTCCTGGTGCAACTCCTCCTGTCGGTTCTGAACCAAAGAAGACTCTTTCTTCTCAGCCACAGGAAACTCAAGGTCGTTCCGATCTAACTTCCGTGTCTCAACAGGACGCAAACCAGTATGATGCAATTCGTGATCGTGTAGCATCTAAACTTGCGCCACAGACAATGCAGGCAAATCCTGGTGCAACTTTCTCTTCTTACCATGAAGACATTGATGCAATGCTTTCTGGTGAGAACCTTTCTGAAGATTTCAGAAACAAAGCAACCATGATTTTTGAAGCTGCTGTTCTTGCAAAGGCAACTGTTGTAGCAGAAGAAGTAATCAACGAAGCAGTAGAAGAACTTGAAGTACAGTTCAACGAAGCTATCGAAGAAATCAAAGAAGAAATGTCTGATAAGGTCGATGGTTATCTCAACTACATGGTTGAGGAATGGATTAAGGAAAACGAAATCGCAATCACTAAGGGTCTTCGTGCAGAAATTGTAGAAGATTTCATTGATGGTCTTCGTAACCTGTTCATCGAACACTATATCGACATTCCTGAAGATAAGGTTGATATCGTTGAAGAACTTACCACAAAGATTGAAGAATTGGAAGGTTCACTTAACGAACAAATTAGAGTATCCGTTGATCTGTCATCAGAACTCAACGAACACAAAAAGTTTGAGGCTATTTACACAGCATGTGAAGGCCTGACGCAGACCCAGGTGGAAAAGATCAAGTCACTTGCAGAAAGTATTGAATTTACCTCCGAAGAAGACTTCGCAGAAAAGTTGGAAACAATTAAGGAATCTTACATTGGTTCAACTGTAAAATCTGCTGGCAGTTCTGCTCTTGATGATGAAGTATTAATTGAAGAAGAAAAGAAGGTTGGTGGTTTTGTAGACCCAGAAATGGCATACTACACCAAGGCCATCTCACAAACTGTTATTAAATAAATAAGTATTTAATTTAAAAATATACAAGGAGTTATACCAATGTATTTAACTGAAGAACTTCAAAAGAAGTGGCAGCCTGTTCTGGAACACCCAGAACTTGAAGGCATTAAAGACCCATACAAGAGAGCGGTAACGACTCTTGTTTTGGAAAACCAACAGAAGGCGATGAAAGAAGATCGTGCAATTCTGAATGAAACCCTTACTGACGCTGGTCCTACCAACGTTACTGGTGGTGTTCAGAACTTCGATCCTATCTTGATCTCCCTTGTTCGTCGTGCTCTTCCTAACCTGATTGCATATGACGTTGCAGCTGTACAGCCAATGACTGGTCCTACTGGTCTTATCTTTGCAATGCGCGCTAAGTATGACAATCAGTCTGGTGCAGAAGCATTCTACAACGAAGCTAACACTGTATTCTCCGGTCGTACTTCCGCGGCAAACCCATACGGTTTCCAAGGAACTCTTGCTACTGATACAGCAAACAACTTCCAAGCTGGCACAACCACTACCGGTATCGGTATCCCAACTGTTAATGCAGAATTCTTGGGTGCTGCTGACTACGGTACTGGCGCAAATGTATTCCAGCAAATGGCGTTCAGCATTGAAAAGGTTACTGTAACCGCTCAAAGCCGTGCGTTGAAGGCAGAATACTCTCTTGAACTTGCTCAAGACCTCAAGGCAATTCATGGTCTGGATGCTGAAACTGAACTTTCTAACATCCTTTCTACTGAAATCCTTGCTGAAATCAACCGTGA